ATATGACAATATTTATGGCTCTAAAGGGTATGGTCGTGAGTTAGGATGGAGAGATAGAAGCAAGTTACAGACTATTCTTGAAGAAGATATGACTGCTAACCCACATATTGATGACCCTACTACTCGTAAAGCCAAAACATTTTCTGATGTATATGAAAGACCAAGCGTTCCACACAACGAAAGACGCATGTTAAGTGCCAAAGAGTGGGAAGAAAAATATAAATAGATACCTGTTTGCTGGCACAAGTACAGGTAAACTTGCCAAAAAGGGAATATTAAAACCCTCGCCTTGTTGATTGTACATACCCACATCAACGCAGTCTTAACTTACACTATACCTTCATAACTATGGGGGCAGTATAGTGTCCACGATGTACTCATGGTGAGAAAGTTCCCCCTGAAAACTAAGTAACTGGTAGTCTTAATTTATCCCTATCTAAATTTGCTACGGATAACTCTCCGTTTAAAGCAAATATCTTTAACAAAGAAGAGCGACTGATTCCATATCTCTCTGCCTTTGCATCTATAAATTTTAAATCTCTCTTGTTAATCTTTAGATTAATCTGTTCTGTAGCTTCATTCATTAGTTGTATCTCTATTCAAAATTAGAATTATACACCAGTATAGAGTTATTATTACAGCTTACAAACACCATCTTCACAATCATCATCACTTACAGCAGACACAATATACTCATGCTGTGCTAGTTTTTTTGGTACATTTGAAACAAGGGTTAATAAATTTCCATGACTAAATTGTTGGAATAGATTTTCGTAACTTCGTATCTCACATCTCTTTAAATATTTGTTATAAGCCTCGTCAAACTTCAGACTTAATACTGACGCTCTTCTTGCGTAATCTATTGCCAATGCCTCACATAATTCTACCCTCGTCATTTTTTAATATCTCCTTTTGTTTGTACAATATATGTGGGTCTGTACTATAAATCTTTCTAGCAAAAATTTCCACAACTTGTTTGTCGTCAATAAAAAAAACAGAATTTAGAGAATCAAGAATAGCTTTAATGTAATTATCTATGTCAGCATTATTGTTACAGTAAGTGTTGTCATGTTTCTCTTTCTTCTTCTTACTCCAAGACTTAGGTATCTCTACCATAAAGTCTATTGAAACACAGACTAAGGATTCACAGGGAGTCGTATCCAACTCACTTGTAAGTGCTTCCATATCTGTTTTAAACTTAGTGTACTTCTTTGGGTAGTATGTAGACCACCTACTTACCCGAGGTCTTGAGGCAGGAACAGGACTTATATTAAAACGATGACCATTCATCTTGTCTGTATGCTTCAAGTTCATTAACAGCTAGTGCTAATATAAATCTCATTTCCATATCTCTTGGTTCGTCTTTCTCTCTTGCTAGTTCTAATGCGTCTTTAACATGTATAAGAATTGCGTCTAGGTCATCTGTCATACTGAGTTACTATTCTATAGTCATCATTATGTGGTAACTTTATACTATGCTCACCAGCTAACATGTCTATTTCGCAAATGTAATCTATAAACTCATTAACTTTTAGCTCTGTTGTTGAGGGTATCTGCGATATTACTTTGCCTTTCTTTGTTTCAAATTCAATCTTAGTTAAGAACATATCACCAAGAAGTAAATGCATTTCTTGTTTAGAATAACCAATTTCCTTTGACATGATTTCTACCCAACACCAATACAATCTGTTCTGAGCGTCTGTTCTTTTTGTCTTACCTATTTGGATAGTGGCTTCCTTAGTAGTTGGATTCTCTAAGAAGTAATCTTGTACTAAAGTTTTGAATATTGCTTCTTTAGGTTTATCTCTATGGATACTTCTACTAATCATTGTACCTCATCATCCATAAGAGTAGTTATTAATTTATCAATATAAAACCTACTCTTTCTTAAGTCGTCTATTTGCCCCTCACCTTTGTGTTTGTGGTTATGTCTACATAGATATTTCATAGCCGATGCAGTAAGATAGTCCATCTTTTGGTCAATGATAAAATCAATAACCTCAATCTTACCTTGCGTGTAGTGTGAGGGGTTGTTTATAATGTCTTGCTCTTTATCCACCAACCCATCCCATAAACAATGCAACTACTACGATACCTAGAAAGATTGTAAGACTTCTATTCTTTAAAACTTTATCTACTAACTCTTTTATTTCTTCCATATACTTCTCCTCTTATTAAAGTACCCTCTATTTTAGCTTAATCAAACCCTCTCTGTGCAGTATTTTTTGCGTACATATTACCGCCCTCAATACTTGCAACTCTAACCATTCATTTTCTAGTGGTGGGTTAAGATGTTTACGACCATCATATATGTCATGGCAATTAAGACAAGCGTACATTCCAAACAGGTCTGCTTGTTTCCTTGCCATGCCACCACCATTCATGTGTGCAAAAATTACAGTTTCATTATCGGGCATACACCCATGTAATCTAACTTGGCAAGGCTTACCCCTTGCTGATTGTGTGATTTTACTCGCCATATAAGTTACGCTCCATGTCTGAGAATTTAGAATACTGACCCTCAAACTTACATTTGACCCAGCCAATCTGACCCATTCTGTTCTTTGCTACTATAATTTCTGCCAATCCTTTATCTTCTGACTCTTCTTTAGTATAGTATTCATCACGATACACCATAATAATACAGTCAGCATCTTGCTCAATCTCACCAGAAGAGCGTAGGTCGCTCATAAGAGGGCGTTTGTTTTCCCTCTGCTCTACTCCCCTACTTAACTGAGATAGTAGAATTATAGGTATGTCTAGTTCCTTAGACAAATACTTTAGTTCTCTAGTTATGTTACCTAGTTCTGATATCTCTCTACCTTTATCGTACTTCATTATCTGTAGATAGTCAATCACAATACAATCAATGCCAGTCTGACCATTCATCTGTCTTGCTTTAGATACTATATCTCTGACTGATACATTGCCTCGGTCTAGTATGGTCATTGTTTTGTTACCCGCTTGTGCTAATGCCCTATACCATTGGTCATTTTCTGCTTCAGTAAGCGTATCGTTATCTACTTTGTTAAGGTTAATGTCTGTTTCACTAGCTACTATCTTCATCATAAGTTGTACTTGTTGCATCTCTAATGAGTAGAACAATACATTCTTATTCATACTTGCCATGTTGTTAGCTACATTAAGTGCGAGTGTACTCTTACCCATGCTTGGTCTACCCGCCATAACTGTCAGCGTACCCCCTCTCATTCCCCCGAGAAGTGAGTCGATAGAGTCAAAGCCAGTAGATAAACCAGTACCATTGAGTCGCATATCATCTATGTATTCAATAGTCTTGCTTACTACATTCATCATTGAACCTTCTTCATCTTTAGCTAGGTCAAGTTCTAGTTTCTGTATGTCGGTTACTGTCTGTTGATAGTTGTCATACTTGATTGATTGTTTTAGCTTATCAATATCATTGTTGATTCTAGTATCACGAATGTGATTTGCATACACTTCTATGTTTGCAGTACTAATACAATTTTCCATTAGACCAGCAAGGTAAGGAAAGCTAGTCCACTCACCACTATGATTACCTTGTGAGTTAATCCAATTTCTAGTAGTCAAAGCATCTATATGTAAACCCTCGTCAGTCATTTCAATTATGTATTCCCACAACTGGGCTAAGTTATGGTCTGAAAAATCAGCACCATCTAAGCCAGTTGCTAGTACCCATTTGAGATTCACGTTTTCAATTAGTATGCCACCTATGACTTGTTGTTCTGCGTCAGTTGAATTCATTTTGCACTCCAGTTATGTTGTTCCCCATATGGATTTACAGTAGGCTTAACATCTTCTACCATTTCCCATCTGCGTTGGTTAATAAATGTTGCTAAATGTGGTATGAATTTTGTTTCACATCCCCACTTTATATTCATGCGTTCAAGTTGAGGTAACACTTGTCGCCAGTCTTTATGTTTTGTAAAGTTAATTAGTTCAGTTTCTAAACCACGTTTCTTACCTTTGTATTTAAATCTAAAAGTTTCAAACATTTGTGTTTCTAATTCATTTGGTTTAACTTCTGTAAGTACCTCTAACTTTTCTACAAATGTACGTTTTAATTGTTCTATACGATAGTCGGGTGTCTTAATTATTTTGATTGCTTCTTCTATACTTTCTGCCCATACTTCTGTGTAACAAGTTTCACGATATTTAATTTTGTATTGTTTCATATATTCCTCAAGGCTAAGTTCATCATCTCTCTATCTCTGTCTGCTTCTGTTTGTGTAGGTACAGTTCGTGGTCTAGTAACAATTGGTTTAGCAAATATTTTATCGGGGTCAGTATGTTTGCGTACTCTCGCCCTCACTATATGTAAAGCAATGTCTTTGTTCTTCCACTTGCTTTTAAGTTTGTTTTGAATCTGATAGATAGTCCAACCAGTTCCATCATCTAATTGGTACACTCGCAATGGCTTACCTCTGCCATCACGAGTGCTACTGCTACCTACCACGGCATGTCATCATCTTCTACCGCTACCTTAAATGGCTCGGCTGGTTTTGACTGAACATCTTTAAGCTTGATACTAAAGGTAAGTTCTGGTGCTTTAGGATTACCGTTCTTATCCTTTGCCCATGCTGATACCCAATACTCTGTGCCTTCTACATTAAGACTGCCTGTTAAGTGTGGGTGTTTATCAGTTTCCCTTTTCTCATTTTTCCAAATGCTACCACGGTTGGTGTTATCGTACTCCATAAATCCTCCTTCGGATTGTTATTGTAAATAATTATTATACACTACATTTGTGTATATATTTGTGTATATATGTGAGTATATAAAATTCTTGAATCCTTTAACAAAGGGGGTTAAAGACCAGTTCGGTTCTCCTTTGCTCCATCGAACTCACTACTTTCTATACACTATCATTAGTCGCTATCCTTTTCTGCATGTACATGGTTACTAAGAACATAGTTACCATAGTAATAGCCACCATCTCCTCCTGATGCTGGACTTCTCTTACGTTTAAAACCCAGCACTCTTGCCATCCTCCACTCAAGAGTATCTAGTTTTCCTAAATCTTCTAAGTATATTGTATGACATTCACCCATCATTTCAGTTGCACTTTTTAGGTCAATGTTTCCTTGTAGTAATGTTCTGTAATCGTCCATAGACATTACTAATTTCACCGTATCATTCTTTAGGTAAGTTACTTTTGTTTTATCCATTACTTTTCTCCTCAAAATAATACTCACCAACTGTACAAATTTCACCAAATTGATTTTGTACTTTCTTATCATATGTATCTATGCCATACCCTTTCTTTCTTAGTTCATGTATGACTGCTGATAATCTATAGACTCCACATTTATTCCATGACTCTAATGGATTAATGTGATAGTCATTCCATTTAATAAATTCCAATACTCTTTGTTGTTGTTTACTTAGTTTCATTTCATTCTCCAAATAGTTTAATGTG